GTTGACCTGTCTGGCTATGTGGAGAAAGAAGCGGGCAAGGGTCTGTCTGACGAGAACTTCACTGCGGCTCTCAAGGATAAGCTGGACGGCATTGAGGCTGGCGCAAACAAGTATGTCCATCCCACCCACACCGCTGCTGCCAGCGGTTTGTACAAGACCACTGTGGATGAAGAGGGCCATGTGACCGATACCATTCCTGTGACCAAGGATGATATCACCGGCCTTGGCATCCCGGCTCAGGATACCACCTATGACGAGGCGACCACTGCCAAGGCTGGCCTGATGTCCGCTGCGGATAAGACCAAGCTGGACGGCATGGATACCACCATCGATAAGGCCATTGCGAACCATACGGCTACCGATGCCGAGGTGTCCGAGATGCTGGCAGAGATTTACGGCGAGTAAGCCTCTGAGATCTCATGAGTAAAGGGGCGGCGGAGAATATTCACCGCTGCCCCTTATTTTTTTATGGGAGGTGACTTCTTTGAGCAATGCGCTCACAACTTTGGATCAGCTCCGCAGCGCTGCATCCCAGTCCAGCAATGCTACCGCCAAAGTCGCATCTACCGCCGCTGCTGCACTGGAAGAAATGCACGGACTGAAAGCAGACCGGGCAACATTCGTTTTGTTCTCCATCCCTGTCACCGGCTGGAAGTCCGATTCCAGTGTCCCCGGGTATACGAAGTACATCGACATCAAGGTGGATGGTCTGACGGCGGCAGATAGCGTGGGAGTGGATGTTGACCCGTCCAGCAGTGCAGTTGCACGGGCGGCGGATTTCACATCGACAGAGAGCATGGCCGGTGTTTTACGCCTCCGGGCGGCATCCGTTCCGAGTGCTGCGATTTCCGCTCAGTATCACATCATTGAAGCCGCATCAGCGGCAGAGGAGGCTTGATTTATGGCATGGGGCCCTTTTAATGCAGGTTCTGGCGGTGCACAGAGCGGCGGCGGGACTGCAAAAGAAATCGCCTACGAGGACACTCTGGGCATTTCTGCATCCAACATTCAGGAGGCGCTGGACAAGGTGCTGGGCAATACATTGCCGAAGCTCACTGTCACTACGACTGCGGGCAGCGCCTTGACCATCACTGACGGCCAGAGCACTATCACCGGCACGGCGACTGGTGGCAGCTTCACCACCACGCTGCCCCGGCTGGGCGAGTGGACGGTCACGGCATCACTGGCCGGTCTGACCACGGACGACACCGTCACTGTCGATGTCGTGGGCGGTCAGTATACGCTCAATCTGCCGTACTTCGCTGCCACGCTGGCGGTAACGGCGGCCACCGGCTCGACCGTCACCGCTACCATGACTGGTACGGGCAAAGCCTATAAGGCGACGGCCGACAGCGACGGCGTGGCATCGGTGCGTATCAAGCGGGCGGGTACCTATACTGTTCAGGCGGTCAGGGGCGATGCCATCAGTGACACCGCAGAAATCGAGGTGACGCAGAACGGTGGTAGCTACACGACCACTGTACATTTTTGCGTTCTGACGCTGACCGCACCTGTGGGCAGCGAGGTCACGGCCTCCTGCGGAGATACCACCCTCACGGCCATTGTGAGCGGCAACGACGGAAACGGCACTGTCGTTTTCTATCCGCCTGAGCTGGGTACATGGAGCATCACTGCAACGCTGGGCACCGACTCGACCAACGCCACGGTTGCCGCCACCGAGTACAAGAATTATGCTTTGACGCTGACCTACATCAACGCCGTTCTGGAGAAGAACGAGTGGAAAGTTATCCGCAAGGTGTCCGATGAGGGCAAGGCGAAGAACTGGTGGTCTGTGGGCGACACTAAGAGTGTAACCATCAATGGCAAGGTGGGTGCAACTACAATCTCCAGCTTGAAAGTCGATGCCTTTATCATCGGTTTCAACCACAATTCCGGCAAGGAGGGCAGCAACCGTATCCACTTCCTGTTGGGTAAGATCAGCGGCAAGTTTGTTGGTCTGGTGGATAGCAGCTACGGCAGCACGACTTCTACGTCTGGTGCGTTCACGATGAACACCAGCAACACGAACTCTGGTGGCTGGGGAAGCAGTCAGATGCGGAGCAAGGTGCTGGGTAGCGCAAGTTCTCCCACCAGTCCGACCGCCAACACGTTGCTGGCTGCACTTCCCTCTGACCTGCGGGCGGCGATGAAGTCCTGCACGAAGTATACGGATAATGCGGGCGGCGGCAATACCGCCAGCAACGTGTCCTCTACCACGGATTATCTGTTCCTGCTGTCCGAGTATGAGGTCTTTGCAACGCACCAGTATTGCAATGATGCGGAGCCGAACTATCAGGCACAGTACGATTATTTCAAAGCGGGTAACAGCAAAGTTGCCAATAAACATTCCGCCACCGGAACGGCGGCGGGCTGGTGGGTGCGGGCGCCGGTCTCCCCCCCCCCCGGCGCGGTTTTCCCCGCCATCACCGCAATGATGCGCTTGCGGACGCCAATCATGTTCGCCGCCATGCCGACGCACTCGTGCGCATGGGCGCGCAGGGTATCCGCAAGGTCGCGCGCAACGGGCAAATCTTCCGCCGTCGCCGCCTGGCTCTTGCAGGACAGGAACATCACATCTCTCACAATCGGCTGAATCATTGCTTCTTCACCACCACGCCGCCAGTTTTCCAGATGCTCCGTTCGGGCATTTCACCACGCACGCAGCTCAGCGGGTAGATTTGGCTCTCCCGCCCGATAACCGTGCCGGGGTTCAGCACGCTGTTGCAGCCGACTTCCACATAGTCGCCAAGCATTGCCCCCATTTTCTTCAAGCCGGTTGCCATGCTTTCGCCTGCGCCGCGAACTGTCACCAGCGTCTTGTCGCTCTTCACGTTGCTGGTAATCGACCCTGCCCCCATGTGGCTGCAATAACCGAGGACGCTGTCGCCGACGTAGTTGTAGTGCGGCGTCTGCACATGGTCGAAAAGAATCACGTTCTTCAGCTCCACAGAGTTGCCGACCACGCAGTCTGCCCCTACCAGCGCACTGCCGCGGATGAACGCGCAATGCCGCACTTCCGTCCGCGCGCCGATGATGCAGGGCGCACCCAGATACGCCGTCGGCGCAACCGTCGCGGTTTTGTGCACCCAGACGTGCTCGCTGATTTCGGTGTATTCCGCCGGGTCAAGCGCCGCACCGATGCGCAGGATTTCCGCCTTGATGCCCGCAAGCGCCTCCCACGGATAGGTAAACTGCCGCAGATAATCCGCCGCCAATGTGTGGTTAAGGTCGTAAAGCTGTTCGATTGTCAGCATAATCTGCCTCCTATTTATTATGTTGATTGCTTTTTCGCCCTGCGCCGCCGAATCAGCCAGAGCATGAACATCGCCAGCAGCAGCCCCGCCAGCGCGCCCGATGAATCCAGCAGCACATCCTGCCACTTGCCCGTACGCCCGGCAACGAAAAGCTGATGGATTTCGTCCGTCGCGGCATAGAGCGTACATCCCGCCCATGACATCCAGTGCCAGCGGGCGCAGTAGCTGTCCAGCAGCAGCGTCAGCAGCATTCCCAAGAGCGTATACTCCAAGAAATGCGCCGTTTTCCGCACGGCAAAATCCACCTGTGCATACAGCTTCCAGTACGCCTGCCCCGTCAGTCCCTGCCGTTGCGCCAGAGAATCCGTAATTGGACGGGCAATTTTACCGCTGATGCTGCCGGACTGCACGCCTTCCTGTGCCGAGAAACCGAACATCATCAGCAGCAGGGACAGCGTAATCAGCCAGAGGATAGCACGATAAAGGTGTATTTTCCAGTTCAAGTTTGCTTTCCTTTCCTGCGGCGAAAGTAACGCCGTGTTTGTTTATTTCGCGCTCCACCCCGTCAATTCCTGCCGTGTTGCATGGATTTCACGAAAAAAGGGCTGCCCGTTGCAGACAGTCCTTTTGTTGGATTATTTCACGCGCTCGCAGTACACCGCCACGCGTTTTGTGCCGCTGAGGGTGCAGGTCACAAGCGTCAGGTCATAGTCGGAATGGGCAATTTCGTTCGCATCGTTGGGCGAAATCATGTTTTTCTCCCGCACAACGTAGCGGAAAACGTTATTCTCCATGTCTGTGAAGGTAACGGTTGCGTCCAGCGCCAAGCTGCTCAGCTTGCCAAAGTGGTAGGTATGGGCAATAATAGCGAGGTTGTCCGCGTAGGCACTGCCGGAATAGCGGCACGGCGACACGCTCAGGTTCTCGTACGACCAGTTGCGCTGCACCGGCACTTTCAGCCCCAGCGACGGGATGGACAGCGTGCCGATATACTCGTGCCCATTGACCTTCTCGCCCGGCATTTCGATTCCCGGCACGCGCTCGTAGAGCTTACCCGTCGGCGCGGGCGTGGGTGTCGGCGTGGGTTCGGGGGATGGTGTCGGTTCAGGCGTTTCGGTCGGTTCTGGTGATTCCGTCGGCATGGGCGTTTCGGTGATTTCCGGCGTGCTCGTCGGATTTGATGTCTGCGCGGCATCCGGCGTGCTCGTCGGCTTCGGTGGATTCGTTGCAGTCCCTGCCGTCGGCGTATTTGTCGGCTTCGGTGGATTCGTTGCAGTCCCTGCCGTCGGCGCGCTCGTCGGCTTCGGCGAATTTGTTGCAGTCCCTGC